GCTTAAAAATAGTTGAAAACTTACCTTGTGAGTGTGATTCTTACAATGGATTCACATGTAAAAAACATGAGTGGGAAAGAAAATTGAGAAAAGCAATTAATAAAGCTAAAGGAGTTGATGAATGATGGGAAAAGAGTGGTTTGATGAAGAAGTTGAATAGAATTATACTTATAAGGGGAGGGTTGTTATGGCAAGAAAATTAATGTTAAAAAATAAACCTGGGTTTGATGATTATTTAAGAGAAGCATATTTAGATAAAGAAATGACTATGGCTGAAATTGCAGAAGAAGTCGAATGTACTCCAGCTACAATATTAAATCATTTAAGAAGATTAAATATAGAAACTAGAAAAACCGGCGACATTTTGAAAAATAGGCCCAGGAGAGAAGAAGTAAAAGAAAAAATTAGAAAAGGAAATTTGGGTAAAGTGATCTCTTTAGAAACAAGAAAGAAAATGTCTAAAGCTGCTAAAGGGAGAAAATCTCCCAATTGGAATGGCGGCAAAAGGCATAGAAGTGATGGATATATACAAATTTATAAACCAGAACACCCAAATTCGTGTAAAGAGGGTTATATAATGGAACACAGGTTAGTTATGGAAGAAAAATTAGATAGGTATTTAACAGAAGAAGAAGTAGTACATCACAAAAATAGAATTAGAAATGACAATAGGCCAAGCAACTTAGAATTATTTAAAAATGTAGGAGAGCATACAGCTTTCCACGCTAAACAAAGGAGAATGTCGAATGAATAAAATATGCTTAATTGGACGCCTGACTAAAGATCCTTCACTCCGCTATACAGGAAATGGTACTCCAGTGTGTAATTTTCGGATAGCCTGTGAAAGAAATTATACCAATCGGGACGGCGATAGAGATGTAGATTTCATTAATATAGTTACCTGGCGGGGATTAGCTGAAAATTGTGCCAGGCACTTAGGAAAAGGCCGTCTTGTAGGGGTTGACGGGTCCTTGCAGATAAGAAAATCAGAGAATAATAACCGCACTTATATTAACCCAGAGGTCAAAGCTGATAATGTCAGATTTCTTGATTTTGCAAATAAGGACAAGCAGCCGACAGTATCAGATGAACACAAAGAAAGAGTGGAAAAAACTTTAAAAGGGGAAGAACAGGACCAGGAATTTGATGATAACTTTAATGCAGATGATTTTGATATACCATTTTGAAAAAGGTGATTTAAGTGGCGGAAAAAATTGTAGGTAGTAAGATAACCAGAAGTAGATCAGAAAAATTAAATATGAAGAATGACTATATAGCTTTATTAGATGATGTAGAATTAGATTTTAGTTGGAGGCAGGAACAAATACCAAGGGTAATTAAGATGTGGGAGGAAGGTTATAGTCTGGAGAAAATCTCAATCGAAATGAAAAGACGAATAGAAGATGTTTTTATTCTTCTATATGATTTATCTTTGAAAGAGAAAATCAAAGCAAGAAAAGGGGGCCTATTTGGCAGCAGGGAGGACGAATAATGTTTCGTATTAGAGTAAGCAATCACGCCCATAGCAGGTGGACTGAAAGAGTCGGGAAGTTTTGGAAAAAGAATAAGATAGCGGGTTATATATCGACCCGCTTTCTCCCTAAGTTAAGGCAGGGGATTAAGCCGTATGTTATTAATAGACAATCGTTTTACTTATTTTTTACAGGGGAAATTAATGAGAAGTTAGTCTTTTCGGTGCTGACTCCTGATAGCAGCGGATTGTGGTCAGGTTGGTCGGTGGTTACTGTTATTACTGATGAACAGATAGACAACATTGATGGATATTATGATGTATTATATCAGGAGGTTACGGGTAATGAGCAAAAAAGTAGTGGACCTGGAAAAATACAGGAAATTAGCAAAGAGAAGGCAGGAACTCAAGAAAAGAGAGCGGGCGTTGATCCGATACCTGATGAAGTTAGCAAAGGAGGACTAATGGACCTTACAAAAATTAAGGAAGATTTGAGAGAAGATTATCCAGGACTGCCTAATTATATGATTGATAGGATAGCAGAGGAAGCTGCAGCAAAGGTAGAAGCAGAAGATGATTAATGAGATAGCCCGCTGGTTAGTAATGATATGCTTTATAGTAATGTTTATTGCTGCAGGTGGTAGCAAAGGAGGTAGTTAATATTACACGCTGGAATAACCTGACTAGAGAAAAAGCCCGCAAGTTAGGGATAGAAGGCTTTTGGGAGCTGCACCAAATGGAAACGAAGGAAGCCGACAGTATTAATGATCTATTAGAAAAACAGGAGAACAAAGAAAAAGACCAGGATTAAGCCCCTGGTCCTTTCTTTTTGAGTATAGCAGCCACCACCAATAGCCCGCCAGTTATCAATATATAATTAGTTATCGCTGTCATATTGTAAAGCCCTGACTAATTCTTTTGCTGCAGGCTCATCAATCTGGCCTGATAGCCATAGATCATCTATTACCTGTCTAGCTTCTTCTATCGCTTCTCTTTCCTTAATACCTGGTAGCTTATAATATTTATCTACCATTCTGCTGCCTGGATCCTGGTGGCCGTTCATTATCTTAGACATATGAGATTTACTGACTCCGATTAGCTTTCCCATTTCCTGCTGGTTGAGATTTCTTTCCTCCATATATTCTTTGATTTTTTTTGTGATTTCGTGCATTTTTGCCCTCCTTAATTGCTGTTCTGATTTCATCTGCTAATTCGCTGTCTACCTGATCTAGTGCTGTTAATATTCTGGCCGCTTGGTCTGTTGTTAATTCTGATATAGCGATTTTATATTCGCCGTCAAAATATCTTAATACCTTCATTTTTCCACCTCCTATAATTAAAAAGTAGGTATAATTACCCACTAAAGAAAAACTTTTTCCTTGTAGAGCGGGTAGTTTTGCAGCTTACCCAGGCTGATAGAGTTATTATCTTATTAATTCATAATATTTTTTTAGCTGTTCAATGGTCCAATCTTCCCAACTATCTCCCCCCCAAGGACCTTGATTTTGAGAAGGATCTTCTCCTGGTTGTGTGCTACTGCCTTCAAAATCTCCGTAATATCTGACGCCTTCTTCATCAAATCTTAACTCAACAATAGCCTCTGAACGTTCAGGCACAAAATCATAACCTCTGCCCCAGTATTTGCTTGATGTAATCCAATCTAATAACTCAGGGTCTATTTCTTCTAATTCATCAGCAGTCAAAATAATTCTGCGACCTTCCAATTCATTGATAATTATATCTTTTTTTGGCTTCCATATTGCTGCAACTCTGTCCCTTAGATAACCTCTGTCGTCAACCTTGTAGATATATGCTTTTCCTATTTCCTTATCAAAATCAGCTATAGTCATTTCTGCTGTTGCTGGGTCGTTGCTTTCTTGCCATTCTTCTTCCTCTGCCTGCATTAATAATTCGTCTATACTTAATAATGGACTTGCATTATCTTGATGCCATTCAAACCCCTGCTCTTTTGCTTCCTCTAGGACCTTCTCCATCATAGTTTTTTCACGCTTAGTCATTATTATTTCCTCCTTTTGGATTGATAGCAGCCAGCCACAACTGACCGCTAATTATTAATTCTTGTTCTGCTGTTCAACTCCTGCTAATAATTTGGATAAGTCGCCACATAATCAGCCCAAACTACTATAAGATAGTACCAAAACCCGCCACCGACAACTGCAGCCAACAAGTATATAATCAGATCTTTAAGTTTTCTCATTTCAAAACCTCCTGGATATAATACTCAGGCTGATGGTCCTTTGCAAGCTGTCGCTGTAAGTCAATGATAGCAAGCTGTGCGTCTGATATACCTTTGTTCATGGTCCGGAAAAGATTAACCTCTCCTGATGTACTGATGCCTCTGTCTGTTGTCGCTGCCAGATCGTCCTTGATGTCCTCAAGTTTTTGTTGCAAATCTTCATATTTCATTATATTACCTCCTTATTATTATACAGCCTGGACTTGTATTTCCTCTGCCTGATGTTCTCTTTTCATTTTCTTGTAATTTTCATATTGTTTAGTTTTCATTTTAATTCCTCCTTGATATCTTTGATTGATATTATTCTTTGATTGTTTACAGCTTCCATATCCTCAATTGCTCCGGTCCGGTCCTCATTCGTGTAATATAGTGTGGATTCTCCATTTTCAAACTGTACTTCCCAAACGTGCTTGCTGTTTTCGATTACTGCTTTACTTAACATTACTATCTCCTCCTTATGATTTTTTTCTAGCTTAAAAGCTAGCTCCTGCAGATCTTTCAGGACTTGCAAGAGTTAACCGTTAAGATTAGATTATACCTTTTTCTTTGAAGCTGATATATTGACTATCAGCTATAATAATATGATCTACAATATTAATCCCTAATATATCGCCACCTTTGACTAATTTTTTTGTTATGCTGACATCATCGCCGCTCGGCATTGGGTCGCCACTTGGATGGTTATGGCACAAAACTATACCTGCAGCATTTTGCATTATTGCCCGTTGAAAAACTGTTCTAGGCTCAACTATCGAAGAAGATAATCCACCTTTGTGGACCTCAAACACGCCAGTTATATTGTTTTTGACATCTAATGTCGCCATTGCTAACACTTCCTGAGTTCTGAAATTCATTTCTAACACCTTGTTGAAAAATTCAGCTGCCACTATTGGATTGGTTATTTTTTCGTTGTCTATCGCCTGATAATCCACCTCGTTCTCCTTAACTAACCTAATATCAAATTTTGTTATTTTCATTATTTAACACGCTCCTTTTTAATTTTTGTAGGCAGTTTTTGGTGATACCCAGCACCTGATAATTATTTGGCCAATTCGTAGTATTTTTTGAGCTGTTCTGTGTCTTCCCAATCCTCCCAGCTATCTTCGCCCCAGGCTGATTGATTAT